TATAAAAGAACGCTTTGAGGCTTATGGAATAGGAATTGATAAACATTTCTTACAAACTGACGAAATTAGAAAGTTTGAGGATATGGACCCTATCGGATTTAATTTTGTCAAGCTTGGTTTGGGTGACGTTCTTTACAATCCCGAAACAAAGGAAGTATTTATTCCGAACACAAATTCAAGCAGCAAACTTGATGACTTGAAAGGTGGTGATAAAGAATGAAAGTTGAAGTAAGAGCAGACAATACGGCTCACATTACAGGTTATGTTAATGTGGTTGAAAGAAAAAGTCGCCCAGTTATGACACCGCACGGAAAGTGTATTGAAATTGTCGAACAGAGAGCATTTGAGCAGGCTTTAGAGCGTGCCAGCGATGTTTCTGTAACAGTAGACCATAACAATTCGCATTCTTATGCAAGTACAAGCAACAATACGCTTAAACTTTATGAAGATAATATTGGCTTGCACGCTGATGTTATAATTTCTGACCCCGATGTTGTCGAACTTGCGAAAAAAGGTAAAATTAAAGGTTGGTCTTTTGGAATGTATAATGTTGTTGATGAGTTGGAACAGCGTGCAGACGATATACCGATACGTCACATCAAATCGCTTGACCTGGACCATATTACATTAGTTGTCAACAAATGCCCTGTTTATTCCGCTACTTCGGTAGAATTAAGGGCAGACACAGAAACCGAGATTGAAGAAAGAGCATCAACAGAAAAAGTTGAAGTTTCAATCGAACAAAAAGAGGTTGTAAAAGTCGATTACACCGACTTTGAAAACAGAATAAATTCACTTAAAGTTGCTAAATAGCGACTATTTTATGCTTAAATGCAGAGAGGAAAGAAATATGTTGAAAAAACTTATTGAAGAAAGAGCAGAACTTCATGCACAGCTTGGAGAAGTGCTAGGCAAGGCAAAAACTGAAGAAAGAGCAATGGATGAAACAGAAGTTGCAAAATTCGATGAACTTGAAAAGAAAATCAAGGCAATCGACACTACTATTAATGCAGAGGAGAGAGCGAGAGCAATGGAAATTACAAATAAAATTGAAAACCCACAGGCAAATGAAAGCACAGAAGTTGTTGAAGAAAGAGCATTTTCAGATTATATTCTTGGCAAGGTGACAGAACTCCGCGCAGGAGAACAGAATGTTACCATGACCAACAACGGCGCAATTATCCCAACAACAATTGCAAATAAGATTATCAAGGCCGTAAAGGACAGATGTCCTATTCTTTCAGGCGCAACAATTTACAATGTTAAGGGTACTTTAAAAGTGCCAGTTTGGGGTAAGGCAAATACAACTCACGATATCGCTGTCGGATATCAGACAGAATTTACAGATATCACAGCGGATGCCGGCAAGTTTACAAGCGTTGACCTCGGCGGTTATCTTGTTGGCGCATTGACACTTATCGGAAAATCTGTTGAAAATAATGGCTCATTCAGCGTTGTTGACTTCATTGTTAATCAGATGGCAGAAGAAATTGCAACATTTCTCGAGGGACAGTTACTTGCAGGAACAGGCACAACAGCTTGTCAGGGCGCATTGAACAGCACAACAACATTGACAGCGGCTTCTGCATCAGCAATCACAGTAGATGAACTTATCGAATTACAGGCAAAGGTTAAACAGGCATATCAGGGCAACGCTTGTTGGACTATGAACCCTGCAACACTTACAGCAATCAGAAAGCTTAAAGTAGACAATAAGTACATATTGCAGGACGACCTTACAGGAGAATTCCCTTACAGATTGCTTGGAAAGCCTGTATATATTTCGGACAATATGCCGACTATTGCCGCATCTGCTAAAACTGTTCTTTATGGTGATTATACTGGCTTATCAGTTAATTTCCGTGAAAATATCTCAATTGAGGTACTTCGTGAAAAGTACGCTACACAGCACGCAATTGGAGTTGTTGCTTGGTGTGAAGTTGATAGTAAGGTGACAGACAATTCAAAGCTTGCTGTACTTGTTCATCCTGCATCTTAATAGGTGACAGCTTATGAAAGTAAAAGCTTTAGTTAGCTTTGCTGGCATAGTTTCAATGGGAGAAAATGAAATCGCTGAAATCAGTAATGACGAGGTTGTGAAAGACCTTGTCAAAGCTGGTTTTATTGAAATAATGACAGACAAGGCAGAAAAGGCGGTGAAATCCGTTGAAAATAAGCGAAGTAACAAAGGAAATTCTTAAAACTTATATCGGATATTCCGCAGACACACAGGATGAAATTTTATCTATATATATGGCTTCTGCCAAAGCGTTTATAATTGGGTACACAGGACTTACAGCAGACGAGATTGACACTCACGATGACATTACAATAGCGTATATGTGTATTATCGCAGATATGTTTAATAATCGTCAATCGACAGTTGACAGTGCGGTTAAAGATAACCCTACTGTAAAAACAATTTTGTCTTTGTATTGTAAAAATTACTTGTAGGAGGCGATAACTTGTTAAGTGCTAGTAAAAGTCGCCCTCTATTAGTTAATAAATGTACTTTAATTAATAAGACATCAACAGAAAATGAATATGGAGAAACTTCATCAACTGAAACTGCAACAGAAATATTCTGTGCAGAGCTGTCTATTAATAGCAACGAATTTTTTAAAGCTTCTCAAAGCGGTTTTAAAACCGAAAAAGTAATTGTAGTTAATAGTAGCGAGTTTAGTGAAGAAAGTTTGATAGAATACAATTCAAAACGATACAGTATATACCGCTATTATCAGCGTTCGGATGGATATACAGAACTGTATTGTATGGAGCGTGTCGGTAATGGCTAGCACAATTAAAATTGATGATTTATCGAACGAACTTTTAAAAATCGCTGGAGAAATCGACAGAGAAGTTGAAAAAAATCTTGCAAATGAGATTAAAAAAATTGCAATTGAAACAGTTGAAAGTTTAAAAAATGATAGTAATATCCCACAAAGGACAAATGGAGAGAAAAGCTATAAAAGGCTTTTTTATGCCAAAAAAACTGAAACAGGATATATTATTGCTAATAAGAAATATCAGCTTACTCACTTGCTTGAAAATGGACATCAAACTGCAAATGGGGGCAGAACGAGAGCATTTCCGCATTGGTCCACAGCACAGAAAAAAGTTGATGATGCTGTAAAAGAAATAAATGACAAGCTGATTGGAGGAAATAATGACATTTAAAGATTTGTATGTGGCTTTAAAACAAAGCGGCATATCTCAAAAAAGGCTTAAAACAGTAAAAGCATTGTCACCTCCTTATCTAGTTGTTTGCGAGGGTACAGCAGATTTCGGCGGTGCTGATGATAAGACCTTGTATAAAGAACATAACCCACGCATTGAACTGTACACAGGCGATAATGATTTTACTTCATTTGATACGATTTGTACAGTTTTAAATAACAATAATATTCCCTTTTCTGTATCTGATGAAATTCAGATTTCAGACGAGGGAATTTTTGTAAGGTATTTCGACATAGACAAACAATTTGATAAAATTTAGGAGGAATTTATAATGGGCGAATTAAAAAAGACCGCATTAGGAAGTGGAAAGCTTTACTGTGCTGAATTTAGCACAGCACTTCCCGATTATGCAACACTTGCAGTTAATGCAAATATTCTTGGCTATATAAAGGGCGGTGCATCTGTTGAGTATAAGACAGAAAGCTTTGACGACAGCGACGATTTAGGCTATTGCAAGGTAAATATGATTACCAAAGAAGATGTTACTCTCAAGACAGGCATTATGACCTGGAATGGTGAAACATTGACAAAGCTTTGTTCAACAGCAAGAACAAGCACAGCTTCTAATGTCCGTACCACAAAGGTCGGCGGACTTGGAAATCAAAGTAACAAGTCTTATGCGCTTCTTTTCGTTCACGAAGATGACGTGAATGGAGATACCAGACTTTGGATTGTCGGAAAGAATACATCTGGCTTTACATTTTCTTATAAGGCAAATGAAACTACTGTTCTCGATGCGTCATTCACAGCGCTTGCACAGGACAGCGAGGGAACACTTCTCAAAATCGAGGAAGATATTCCGTCAGGTACATAGTATTAAACTTGACAGGGGAGCATTATGTTCCCCTGTTTTATTTTAAAAAGGTGAAATATGTTTGATTTTAATATAAAGCCAAAAATAACTATTGTTATTAAAAATAAAAATGGTGTGGAAATTCCATACATAATTCCTGCTCCAAACAAAAACTTGTTTGACAGATTATCACACTACACAGGCACTAATTATAATGCTATTGCTGATGAAATATTATCATTGAGCGGTATGCCAATTCCGGAAATTGACGATTATGACAGAAAAATTATAGTACAACAATATTATGATTTTTTGCTACAAATAAAAAATTACGAAAAATACGAAATTCCGTCATATCCTCAAGAGGATAGCGAGGCAAAAATATATTACACAAATGATACTCAGCTTGAAAAAATTGTTTCAGACTATACAGGACTTAATTTTATTGAACTAGAAAACATTAATATTTGTGACTTTTGGTTTTTTTGCAGATGTGCGATTATTAACGCTAACAGTCAATCAAAAGAAGGCTTGGAATATCTTGAAAAGTGTTGGATATTAAAACAGGATAAGCCAGACAGGCAGTCGTTAAAAGAACTCAAAGACAAGCTAGAAAGGGGGAAGAATAATGGCGGGAACGATTAAAGGCATTACGATAGCGCTTGATGCTGATACCTCCGCATTTAATAAAGCACTAAGAAGTATACAGACAGAAAGCAAAAAACTACAATCTGAATTAAAATCCGTTAATTCCGCTCTTGAATTGGACCCTAAAAACAACGATTTAATCAAGCAAAAACAGGATTTATTAACTAAGTCTATTGAAGAAACCAAAAAAGCTATTGATGCGATGAAATCAGCGAAAGACAAAGCTGATACAGATATGGCAAACGGTGTTGAAATCAATCAGACACAGTACAGAAAATTACAGCGTGAAATTGTTTTTACACAGGAAAAGTTAAATGCACTCAACAAAGAAAGTACAAACCTCAAAAATATCAGTTTGGGTGATGGCATTTCAACAGCCAATGCAAAAACAAGCCAATTAAGTGGAACGCTTTCTAAAGCTTCTAATTCTGCTAAAGATTTAAAAAATTCAGTCGGACAAGTCACAGATGAAACTGGCAGATATAGCACTTCTGTTGATAAAGCTGAAAAGCAAACCACACAATTTACGAATACAGCGAAAAACCAGTTTAACTCACTTTTAACAGTTGCAAAGGGTGTAATTGCAGGCTATGCAGGTAAGACACTTGTTGATTATTTCATTGGCTCAAACGACAGAATGGAACAGATTTTTAACAGCTTTGAAGTACAGCTAAAGTCTGCTCAAAGTGCAAGTAGTATTGTTGCTGATATTACGGACATGGCGGCTAGGACACCGCTCGAAACTACTCAATTAGCACAGCAAGGTCAATTGTTATTAAGCTATGGTGTAGCGCAAGACCAAATCATTGACAAAATGACACAGTTAGGTGATGCTGCACAGGGTAATGCTGATAAGTTTAACAGAGTATCTCTTGCATACGGACAAATGGTTTCAAAGGGCAAGGTTACAGGCGAAGAACTTTTACAAATGACAGAGGCAGGAGTGCCAATGCTAAACGCCCTTGCGGACAGTATGGGTGTTACCACAGCCGAAGTATCTAAGCTTATCGAAAAAGGACAAGTAGGTATACCTGAACTTAACAAAGCGCTTGAAAGTATGACAACAGGTAGCGGACAATTTGCCGGGATGATGGAAAAGCAAAGCCAAACACTAACCGGTATGCTTTCAACTCTCAAAGATGAATTTACAATGTTTGGCAGAGAAGCGGGAGAAAAGGCATTCGGACAAGTCAAAGAGAGTTTAAGCGGACTTCTTGAAATGATTGATACCGCCAAAAATAATGGAACGCTTAACGAAGTCGCTGAAAGTATCGGTAACGCTTTAAATACTCTTATAAATGCTATTATAAAAGTAACTCAATTCGCTTATGAGAATAAAAATGCGATTATTGCTCTTGCTGCTGGGTATGGAACATTTAAGATAGCGCTAAGCATATCTAATGTTGTGAGAGATTTAAGCCTTGCGCTAGGAGTATTAACAGGTGCAACAGAAGCGCAAACAGCTGCACAGATGGCAAGCAACGTTGCTATGGCAGCTAATCCTGTTGGGTTGGTAATATCAGGGGTTTCAGCATTAATTGCTGTTATTGCTGTATACGCATCAACAGCGGATAGCGCTTTGCAAAAGTTACAGAAAGAAAGTGAAGATACTAAACAAAAAATATCTTCAATTGAATCTGAATTAAGTCAAATAAGTCAGAAAATTACTGAAATTCAATCAAAAGGCAAACTTTCTATTGCTGATGAAGAAGAAATTTCAAGATTGCAAGCTCAAAAACAATTACTTGAAGAAAATTTAGCAATTGAAAAAGAACGTCAAGAGGTAATTGACAAGCAAAAAGAAGAAGCGGCGGTTGATGAACTTACTAGCAAGGATGGAAAAGGTGACAAACTTGTTGAAAGCATTCAAAATAATCTTGAAATGTATAAAAAAGCACAAAAAGAAGTTGATGATTATACTCAAAAGATTATAGATGCTAGAAATTCGGGTGATGAAGAAACCGTAAAAAATCTTGAAGAAAATTTGAAATTTTATCAAGGTGTTACTGACTCTTACAAAAAGCAAGCTTTAGACACGCAAAAAGATATAGAAACTTTGATGAAAGACGTTAAAGGCCTTACAGATGACGGACAGAAATTAAAAGAAAAATATGCAGGAGTAAATGACGAATTAACAAGTTTGTTTAATATTAATATAACACCTAATACGACACAATCCATTGCTACTGCAGGCGACTATTATGAGCAAAGTGCAAGAGAACAAGTCCAACGAATTCAGCAAAGCTATGAAGAAACAAGTAAGGCAAATGATGATATTTTTAGCGCTGAATGGCAAAAATTAAAAACTGCCAAAGACAGACAGCTTATCACAGACGAGCAATATTATTCAAAAGGTTCTGCTCTTTTAAAGCAATACGGCAAAAATACCTTATCAGACTATGACAGTTTTTATGGCTCAATGAAATCATATCAAGAAAGCCAAAATCAAAAAATGATTGATGCTGAAAAGAAAGCTGCTGATGAAACTGAAAAAATTTACGAAGATAAATTCAAGGAAATCAAGAGCGACTATGAAAATCAAGCTAAAGAAATTGAAAATCAAGTTAATGCACTTTCTGACAGGCTTTCCTCTGCTGAATTGTTTACACGAGAAACTGTCGGAGAAGATGATAATGTTTTAATTCAGACCAATTTTAAACAGAAAACGGAAGAATTAAATCAGTATGAAGAATTACTCAAGCAGATACAACAGCAAGGCGCAGGAGATGTTTTAACAAATAAAATTGAGCAATTAGGTGTAACAGATGCTATTGACTATATGCAAAATTTGTTAAAGTCTGACAACGTCAAGCAGACTATGGCAGATATGGAAGCATATTATGCTAAAGCTAATGAAATCGCAAAGGCTCAATTCGCCGATGAATCACAGGCATTACAAGAAGATGTTAAGTCGAAAATAACTGCAATTATGGTTGATATGCCCGATACTGCACGAAAAAACGGCTATGATACAGCAATAGCGTTTTTAGAGGGGTTAAGCAACGGACTAGGTAATGTTAATACAAATTTAATTGGCTCCGCTAGTAACGCCCTTAATACACCAAAACAGAAATCTCAAAATAATAGTGGTTTAGGTGCAACAATTATTCCGCAGGCAGGCACACAAAATATTGTAGTGCAATTAACACTTGACGGAAAGGTTATATCCGAAACTGTTATCAAGAATATCAATCAGCAAAGTTATAATCAAGGGAGGAGCGTTGTACATTGATTAAGATAGGTACATATGATTTACAACGATTTTTTAAATACGAAGTATCAGACGAGGCAATATATGATAGTGCTAATGCTTTCACAACCGCTGACGGAAAACAACATAGGTGCTTTTTGAGAAATAAAACTAAAATAAACTTATCGTCAAAAATGTTAGACACAGAAACAACTGCATTAATCGAAACTGCAATTGCAGGAGAAACATTTTCGGTTGAATACAGCACACCAAGTGGAACCACCGAAACCAAAACATTTTCGTGCGACAATAAGCCATTTGAATTAATACATAGGTTTTCGGACACGCAGAAATATTGGCAATTTAGCCTCACGTTAGAGGAGGTATAACAATGTCTATAATAACTGCGAAAATCACAAACATAAATACAACGTATACCTTCGATGAAACGCAAATAATAATAAATCCAACAATCAGCAAGTCAATATGTTCGGGCGGGTATTCAGCGGGCAATACCGCTTGTGCCTGCCTTAAAATCGGCGTACCATATATTTTTTACAATAAAGGTGATTTGGTTAAGGTATTCTACGGAAGT